GACAACGCGGGCATTCATGGGGATGGTGAAAAAATACCGGGGCGAGGCTTATGACTGGGTGCGAAATGTCGGCAGTGATGACTACGGGGATTGCCTTGCAATGTGCAGGGCGTTGGCGGCTTATCATGGGATCGGGACGGGGGGGAATACACAACAAGCGCGAACAGGCGCAATCAGAAGGAAGGTGAGGCATGTTGAAGTCTGAAACGAAACGCAGGGGCAGGCCAAAAAAACAAAAGCAACCAGAACCCCAAAAGGCAATGGCGAATTACGGGGCAAACGAGAACCGCCGTATCTGCCACAAATGCCAAAGCTCGGCAAGCAGGGTGACGAAGACGCGCAACGTCGGTCGTATGAAGGTTCGTTACCGGATATGCTGCGAGTGCAATACGCGGCGAGTTACGACGGAAATCATTTCTTAATGCTACGCCATAGGAAAAAACAACTTGCGCCCTATTGACGCCGCCCCGATTCGTGCAATACGTTAGAGCCATGCAAGGGGCATTACGCCCAGCAACGGAGGCACGGCATGGCGTTAACGGTTGCAGAGATTGATACCGCGATACAGAAAATCCTCACGACGGGGCAATCCGTTACCGTGGACGGCATGAGCTTTTCCAATGCCAACCTTTCAAGCCTTCACGACTTGCGGCAAAAGATCAGGTTGGAGGAAAATGCCACTACGCGCCCGACCGGACGCGCATTCAGCTTTACTGGAATGGGGTACTCATGAAACTTGGGCCATTCCAGCTAAGCTACAATGCGATTGAGAACAAGGGCCGCCGTCAAGCTCCGCAGACCCGCGTTAAGCATGAGCAGGTTGTGCTTAAATCCCGTGATCGGTTAAAGCTTTACGCTACCGCGCAAGACCAGATGCGCAATCATGCGCTGGTAGCGTGGATGGTGCGCAAGCATCTTGACTATGTGAGCAAGTTCCATTTTAGCTTTCGCACGGAAAACCATGTGCTTGATGCACAAGTCAACCGTATATTCCGCTGGCATGGTGCGCCAAAGAACCTTGACTACATGGGGCGGTTCGGTCGGGACGAGATGTTTCGAATGTTTGAGCTTGAAAAAGTGTTGTGCGGCGATGCTGGACTATTGAAGCTTCCCGGTTTGAAACTGCAAGCGATCGAAGCCGACGAAATCGGCGGATGCACTGGTTCGCCAGACAACACCAATGACAGTGGGATAATGGTTGACGGAATGGGCGTTCCGGTCGGGTATTGCTTGCGCAAGCGTCTTGACCGTGGCGAGGGGTACGAATTTGCCCGCACCGCCGATATTGACGAAATGATATTCGATGCATACTGGACGCGGTTCAAATCTCAATATCGCGGCGTGTCCCCGCTTTCAACGGCAATCAATACGATTCAAGACTTATCGGAGGCGTTTGAGTTCAACCTTGTAAAAGCAAAGATGCACGCGCTTTTTGGCGTGGCAATCACGCGCAAGGCAGACGAGAACGAGGGCGCATTCGGCGGAGCATTTGGCGCGACTGCGGAAACAGAGGCGGCAACAGCAACGGCAAGCCAGACAGAGCTTGACCTAAATCCGCGCAGCATCAATGTGCTCGACATGGAACCAGGGAGCGACGTCAAGACAATCGAAAGCGGCACTCCGTCTGCGGAGTTTGTCGAGGGGTCTTACCTGTTTATTCATATCGCCATGTGTGCGCTTGACATTCCAATCACTTGTTTTGACAGCCGCCGCAGTTCATTTTCCGCCCGTATCGCAGATCTTAACGAATACGCCGTCAGTGCCGACAGCAAGCGGACAAAAAACCGCTATGTCCGTCAAGCGTATAGCGACTGGGTTCTGGAACAGATATGGAACGATCCTGAGACGCCGTGGCCGCTGCGAAAGATTGCGGAGTCTGCCGGTATGCGCCTTCGAGACGTTCAAGAGGAAGTCGAGTGGATTCCCAACGGCGAACCGTGGATGGATAAGTACAAGCAGATTCAAGGCGACGAGTTGGCGATAAGTCTTTGTCTTGATAACAGTATAGATGCGGCACGACGCAAGGGCAGCGATGTATTTGAAAATATCGCCAAGCAGGCGCGGGTTCTGGAATACGCAAAGGCAAGAGGCGTTCCGATTGTTACTGGACGCGCGGCGGATAAAAACAGCACCGAAATTGAAGACGCGGAAACTGACGGAGGCGAAGATGACAAATGAAAAATATAACAGCATTCCCGCGAAAGCCTGCATTCTTACCGCTGGAGAGTTCGAGCTTGGAACAAACGGAGAGGGAAGCAAATCAGCGCCGATCCGACTTACAGCCCGCAGCGGAAAGCCAATTGAACACTATTATTGGGGGAGAGTTGTGCATGATCTGGCCGGGATGCACTTGCATAAACCCAGGCTCGCCATTGACTATGTTCACGACTCGAAAGAGGTCATCGGATACTTGAACCACTTTGACAGCGCGAGCGGGGATCTTGTTGTTTCCGGTGCGCTTGTTCCGTTCAAGGAAAATGACCGCGCAACCGAGATCATCCACAAGCAGTCAAACGGTGTGCCGTATGAGGCAAGCATTAACTTTGGCGGCGACGGAATCAAGGTTCAAGAGGTAATGCAGGGGCAGGTTGTCGAGGTAAATGGCTATCAATTTGAGGGGCCGGGCGTAGTAATCCGCGAATGGCCTTTGAGGGGTGTTGCCGTGTGTCCGTATGGTTCGGACGCTAACACGGAGAGTGCGCTGTTTGGCGCAAACGATAACAAGGTTTTCCACGCTTCGGTTGTTACCGAGCCGGAAACCACAACCGAGGGAGGTCGCGAAATGACCGATTCCGTAGACGTTGCGGCACAGGCAGAAGCCGAGGCCGTGGAGGTAGAAGCCGCTGCCGTTGAAGTGGTGGCGCAAGTCGAGACAGAGCAGCCGGAATGCGTTGAAGCGTTAACCGAACCCGAGGCGCAAGCCGTTGAAGGTGAAGTTGCCGAGCAACCGGAAGCAGAGGAAATGAGTCAACCTATCAGCCGCGAGGAGTTCACGCGCATTGCAGACGAGTTCGGGGCGGAAGTTGCCGTCAAGACCGTTCGTGATGGCGGGAATTATGAAACCGCGCTGCGCATGGCGTATGATGCCGCGAAAGCTGAAATTGAAACGCTCAAGGCGGCTGTAGAGTTAAAGGTTCAGAAATCGGGCGGGGCTGTTCCCGTCACCGACAAGACAAAAAAGAAACCCCTGTTCAATACGGGGCTGTAACGCGCACAACATAGAAAAGAGGTAATATCATGGCTGAAGTTTATAACACACTCGAAGGGCTGGTTCAGTTCAACGACAAGAACCTGGCTGACATCTCGGTGAGCGATCTGCTTGACCGCGCCCCGCTGCTGTCCGTAATCAACACGATGCCCGCTTCAAACGGCACGCTGCACAAGTACCTGAAGCAGACCGTCGCGAGTTCGGCGTCTTTCCGTGCCGCGCTTGACGGTATCACGAAGGTTCCGTCGCAGGACGAGCTAATGACTGTGACGCTGAAAATCATCGACGGTTCGTTCGATGCGGACACCGCGCTGGCCAAGGGTTACAAGGATGGCGTTGACGCCTACTTGCAGCTTGAAATGGCCCGCACGCTGCGTCAGGTGTTTTTTAACGTCGAGCGTCAGCTTATCTACGGAACCAAGCAGCAGACCAGCGCGGCTTACCTTGCCGATGAGAACGGTTTTACCGGCTTGGCTAACAGCACCGCACTTGACGCCACCGGGGATGAAATGGTTGTCGCTGCTGGCACGGCTGGATCGACCGGCGATTCGCAGACAAGCGTTTACTTGATCCGTCACGGGATGGATGATGTGAGCCTTATCCTTGGCAACGACGGGCAGTTCACCGTTGAAGATCCTACCATCATCCAGAAGGCTGGCAGCGGTAGCGGTTACTTCCCGGCGTGGTATGTTGCCGTCAACGGCTGGGCGGGCTTGCAGCTTGGCAGCAAGTACAGCGCGGCCCGTATCTGCAACATCGAGACGGCCCTGGACGATGACGACCTGTACAATGCTCTGTCGCTGTTCCCCGCCGGAGCCGAGGCAAACGCGATTGTTATGAACCGCAAGGCTTTGCGGCTTCTGCGTCAGTCCCGCACGGCGGTCAATCCGTCAGGACAGCCCGCCCCGATGCCGACGAACCTTGACGGCATTCCGATTATCGTTACGGATGCCGTTCGCAGCGACGAGCCTGTCATCGGTGCTTAACCAGTAACGCCACAAGCGGGGGCGATGACTTCAAACCCGTTTATCGGAGGGAAACAACATGAAGTATTTGAATATGATTCTGGCTGCGGTGCTGGTTAGCATTGTTGCCGTACAGGCCGCGCAGGACACTGCGCTCACGCAGCGTGAGGTTCGCGATCCTCGCAAGCTTGAAGTTTGGCTTGAAGGTAACGCGTCCGACGCCGAAACGCGCATTGCGGCTGTCGAGGCTGTTGACGCCGAAACGCGCATTGCGGCTGTCGAGGCTGTTGGCGCAACCACGACCACAGTCGCGCTTGCGGCGTCCGCCGTGCAGCCGACCGACGCGGATTATACCAACGCCGTTGCCCTTGCGGATAGCGCGGTGCAGGCAGAGGCTGATCCGGTTGTCTCGGCTATTGTCGGCATTGTGTTATCGGACGGGACAAACCTTTCCGCCGCCGCTGCGGGGACCGATTATCAGGCACCGCTTACTGCCGGAGCTGACTATCTCGCGCCAGATGGCAATCTGACCGGTTCGATGGGGACAAGCACGACTGCAGTGAATACTGTTGTATCTGGTGCTGCTGCTGGGGCAACTGCCGCACAGCAGGCTGTTGCCGGTGCGCCTGATGTTGCCGGGAGTGCCGACACGCTGACCAACACGGTTACAATCACGGCGAACGACCTCGATGGCGATACGCTGGCACAGCGTCGGCTTGTGCGTGTGTGGGTTGCGGAAACAGCCTATGGCGCTCCGTCTACCAACAACATAGAGAGCCTGACGCTTTCCGGTGGCACGGCAATCCAGACGGTCACGGCTGCGGCTGACTACATTTACCTTACCGCCGCGACGGGCATTGCGTCTGCCGAGGTTGTAGGAACTGCGGCTGGCACGAACTATGTCATGGTTGCCGATGGCGGCTATGTCACAAGCGAAGCTGTTGTGTTTACTGCTGAATAACACCACACGCCCTGCCCCGTCCGCGCACATCCCTGCGGCGGGGTGGGGCACCTTACCCGAGGCAAAATCTGCACATCGGCGGCACCCAATGAGCGTCACAAAGGCAACAATCGAAGCGATGTTCGCGACGGCACGTGCCACGTTTTCCGGCGCGGTCATCACGATCCGGCACAATGCGCGGGAGTACTCCGGGACGCGCTTGCCAGTCGAAAAGGGCGAAATGGTAGACGCGGCGGGCAGCATGTTTACCGTGACGGGCGGCGTCCGGCTGATGGTGAGCGAGCTTCCCGCCGTATGGCCTAAAGCTGGCGATGTGGCAAGCGTCCTGGAATTGGAAGGCAGCACATGGAAAACCTACTCCGTCGTCTCTACCCGGCTTGACGAGATGGAGGCGACAATGCTGCTGACCTATGGCGAAATGTACGACCAGTAAGGCGGGCAAGATGATCGACGTTAAAGCAACGGTCAACAAGGGCGACATGGACGACATGACCGCCGCTATCGCCCTGATGATAAGCGGCACGAAGCGGCTTGCCAAAGATGCGGTATTGCGGGCGTCCTATCGGTTTTTGGTATCGGCAAAAGCGCAGACGCCGCAATCAAAAAAGAAGCTGCGGACCTTGCACACAAAGAACGATGCAGGCGTTGAAACGTGGAAGAAAAAAGGCGACCGGCTCGTAATGGTCAAGGCATCAAGGCCGAGTCGGTATTATGTTGTTCAAAGGCAAGGCAAAACGCCTATGATAATTCTTATGCCTAACCCGGATTTGGTTACCGGACGCGAGCGCAAACGAGAGTCGCGGGAAGTGTACGCAAAGCTGAAGGACAAGTACAAGTACAAGCCTCACATGCGGGCCGCTAAAAACTCATGGAACCGCGCATTCACGAACCTCGGGAAAACGGTTGCCCGAACAATGGACGTCATGAACCAGCGCGTGGAAGCTGCCAGCCGTGCCGTCAAGCTGGGCGGCAACTTTACGCCGTATGTGCGGATAACGAACGAATTGAGTTACCTACCGAAAATTGCGCCCGATCTTGAATCTTCCGCGCTTCGGTCAGCCGGGGCCGCGCTGCTGAAGATTGTTGAGCAGGGCATCGAAAAGAAAGTGAAGGCGTTTTGAAATGTGGATTGCGGAAATAGCGGAGCGGGCAATCATGGCGGCAATGGCCGGTCTTGATGTGACCATGCGGGCAAGCCGCGTAGATAACGAGCCTGACGCGGAAACGGAGCGCAAGGAATTTCCGTCAATGGTCATTCAGGCTTCAGGCGGCAACAAGGCCGGGACAGAAAGCATAAACGACGAAGTGCCGGTGACAATAACCATCACCACGCATTACAACGATGATCCAAAGCGGACCGTGCTGGCAGGGCTTGAGGATCAATTCAGGAAGATTCTCGACGCGAAAATAGCAACTTCGACAGTCAAAACGAGCTTTGACTCCGTTGCATCGACAGCGAGCGAAACGCGCTATTTCAAGGGGCTAACAAACATTGAAGGCGGGTCAGTTGAAATCATGGACAAAGAGCAAAGCATCAGAACAACATTCATCCTGCATGTTTGCGGGGCGTAAAAAGGAGCAGAGAAAATGGCAGAGATAGTACCAGTAATCGGCGCGGTTAATCACTTCGGTCTTGATGCGAAATTCGGCGTCAAGGCGTCGGAAACGCAAGAGTTCCAGAGCTTCAATCCTGTATTCGACGCTGACGGGAATTACCTTTGCAGCGCGGAATGGGACAAGGGCGACACATTCAGCGAGGAGGCCGACTATTGCGGCGGCGGGGCTCCTGACATTGTGACAGACTTGGGCACGCTTCTGACCGCGTTTGGCGACGTGGCATCGGCTGGCGTTGTCACAAAGCTTGATGTGACATTCGCGGCGGGCATCCAGGCAAACGTCAAGATTGAAGGCCACCAGCACGACACGAATCCGCATATCATCGAAACGCTGCGCTTTGCGGATTGCAGCGGCATCATCCCGGCAGCGTCCGGTCTTGGCGTTCCTGAATTGATCGAGGTTGCCGGTGATGTTTCGCCGGTCAATGCCACTGTCAGTTTCGAGATGGAACACGTCGACAAGCCGGGGGCGTCTGGCGTTCACTTTGCGGGACAGAACATCCGCTGCAAGGTTTCGCTCTCCGTGGATTACGAAGGCCACCCGACCGGCGTAACGGCTGGCGATTGGCTTAACATCATTCTGGCGAAATCCAGTCCGAACGACGAGACGCCGACAGCGACATTGACCTGCGAGCAGTATGTCGATGTTGCCGTGCCTGCATGATGAACGCGGAATCCGAGAACGACTTTGCTGGAGGTAAAAAGATGAACGCGGAATCCGAGAACGACTTTGCTGGAGGTAAAAACACGTTGCGGTTTCCGGGGCTTCCCGGATTCGCGCAACGGAGGCCGCAAACCAGCAAGCCGGAAATAAGGGTTGAAGCCGATGCAACTGATGACATTACAGGACTTGAGAAGCCTGCTCGAGGAAACGGGTCATGCGCTGGTTGTCGAGGATTTTGAGCTAATCGCCGATCTTGACAGGTTGGCCGAAATCGT